GAGTATGGACCGGTATCAAGAGCGTGTTCCAAGGAATTTGGGATGCAATCGTTGCGATTTTCTCGAATGTATGGAATGTAATCAAAGATACCTTATCCATAGCACTGGGCGTAATACAGACTGCAATCACGATTGCGTGGGAAGTTGTCAAGGGAGTGTTCTCCACGGTTTGGGGCTTCATAGCCAACTTCTTTAAGGCAATTTGGGATGGCATCTGTTCTGCTGTAAATGCCGCAATCAACGGCATAAAATCGGCAGTCCAGTCGGCGTGGAACTTCGTAAGCAATCTGTTCACCTCGATTTGGAACGGTATCTCTTCGTTCTTCTCCGGCATTTGGAACGGAATGAAGAATATGGTATCGACCGTGGCAAACGGTATCAGCTCGGTTGTATCGAACATCTTCAACGGTATCAAGAATACCGTAGCGAATATCAAAGACACAATCGTAAACGGTTTCCAAGCGGCAATCAACTGGATAAAAGGTCTGCCGAGTCAGGCACTGCAATGGGGCAAGGACATCATATCGAATATTGTAAACGGCATACGAAACGCAATAGGTCAAGTTACCGATGCTGTATCGAGCGTTGCGAATAAGATTAAGAGCTTCCTCGGCTTCTCGGAACCGGATGACGGACCGTTGTCTGATTTCCATACCTATATGCCGGATATGATTGATTTGATGTCGAAGGGCATCGAAGGTGGAAGAAACAAAATTAAGGAAGCACTGGGAGACATCACCGGTGATATGTCTGTTATGGCAAGTGCCAACTATGTTGGTGCAGGAACAGCAGCCGCCGCAGCAGGTGGAAACAATGTATCCAAGAGTGTCATCCAGAATGTAAACATCAACAACGAATTCAACGGTGACAAGGCAATTCAACAGTCGGCATCGAAGGCTATGAATAACTCCGCAGTGGATGTTACGACACAGCTTGCTCACGGCCTTGCCTATACGGGTTAAGGAGGTGACGAAATGGCAAATGCAAAAAGACCTGTTACGATAGACGGTATTGAGTTTGATGCACTTATCAGCGAAGACCGCTCCCTCGAAGCATCGGTTCCTGAATACGCAGTCGAAAGCGGATATTCTGTCAGCGACTCGATTATCCTAAGCCCGATGAAACTGAGCATGACACTGTTCGTCACCAACACCCCGGTCACTTGGTTGAAACGGCACGGTCATAGCACAACCCGTGTGAAAAGCGTTTGCGAAAGACTTGAACAGTTATACTTCAACGCAACGCCGGTAACGGTTATCACATCGGATGGAGTCTATACCAATATGGCGATTGAAAGTATCTCGTTCAGCAAGAACGCAGATACCGGACCGTCAAGAGAAATACCGATTTCGTTCAAGAAGATTCAGGTTACAAGAGCTACAACGACAATGATACCTGCATCCTACGGAAAGAGCGGTGCTTCTTCGGCATCGGCAGGAACGGCAAGCACATCATCCGGCTCATCGTCCGGTTCTGCTTCTTCGGGTTCCTCATCGAACTCGGCAACAACGAAATCGTCAATCCTGTATAGCATCGGCTCATCAATCGGATTGATTAAGTAAGGAGGACTGAAATGATTAACTACACGATTATTGAAGTCCCTGATATGAACGACAGTGTTTCAAGAATTGTTCTGAACGAAAAGCAGTACCTTATTCGTTTCACCTACCACGATTCCGGAGACTACTGGGTGTTCAGTCTGTATGACTCACAGAACAGTCCGATTGTACTCGGCGTAAAGATTGTTCCGAACTTCCCGATAAATGTTTTCCTCGGTTTGAGCGACCTTCCTGACGGAGTGTTTGAAGCAATCGGAAAGATAAGCCGCATCGGAAAAGACGACTTCAAAAGCGGAAATGTCAGGTTCGTCTTCGCTCCTATGGAGCAGGAAGATTGATTTGATTTGTCCTGCGGATTGTCCTGCGGACATTCCACGGGACATCCTGCGGACAGTCCCATAGGTTGTCCCACAATGTTTATCAAAATTGCACTGCGGAATACGAAGTGCGTGTAAACGGAAAAACGGTGAGGTTATGCCTGATTTTCTTCGGAAACCCCGTATTTACCCGACTTTTCCTGTTGTCCTGCGGACATTCCACGGGACATCCTGCGGACAGTCCTGCGGAAAATCCGTGGAAATTCCAGACATAACCGTAACCGTAACCGTAACCGTAACCGTAACCGTAATATAACCGTAAATAATAGATATTTATGTGTGGGTTTGCACCCCACACGAGAGTGTTTTGATACGGTTTATTTTCGTCCTGAATAAGGACGGCTACATAATGTTTGAAAGGAGCGGTTACATGGCTGGTTATACGAACTTCGACAGAGAGTACAGACTCGCCGTAGGAAAAGCCGGTAAGGTTGGATTTGAAATCGGAAAGAAAACGGCATCGCAACCTATCCCTCTCCGAATTGCGTTCTCGCTTCAAAAGAGCGACCTCGAAACGGCTAACACCGGAAAGGTAACGATATGGAACCTGAACCCGTCTCATCTCGCAGTTCTCAATCAGTCGGATTGCGTTGTATCTCTGAGAGCGGGATACGGAAACAACATCTCCCTCATCTTTGCAGGAGTTGTAAGCATTGCATCCACTTCGAGAGACGGAGCTGATAAGAAGACTGAAATAGAAGTTATTGATAACCTGATAGAAATTCGTGATACATACATCTCGGTTTCGTACAACGGTCGTGTCAACTGGAAGGTCATATTCGATGCCGTTGCCGCTCAAATGGGAGTAGCTGTCAATTACTCCTACAATGCAAAGTTTGTGGATATTCCGAACGGCTTCACCTATGTAGGGCTTGCGAAGAATGTCCTTTCAAAAGGTTGCTCCTGTTGCGGACTTTCTTGGAGCCTGCAAAACGGAGTATTGCAGATAAAGCGTCCCGGAGATGTAATGTCAAAGCAGGTGTATCTGTTAAGCGAAAAAACAGGTCTTATCGGGATGCCTGCAAGAGTGGTTGTTTCTCAGGACTCGACAACTGGAACAAACACCCTCGGATGGGATGTTGAGTACCTTCTGAACGGTGCGATTAACATAGACGATTATGTGAAGGTCGTAAGCGATACGGTCACCGGATATTTCAGAGTTTACTCCCTCGACATATCGGGCGACAATGTATCCGGAGACTGGATTTGTAAAGCAAGACTGTTGGAGGTGAGATAATGCTACAGGAATTTGTTCAGGAAATCTCCAACTTGGTTGAAAGAAAACTTGCGGATGTTCATACAGCAGTTCCCGGAAAGATTGTTTCGTTTGATATTAACACAGGACTTGCAACGGTACTTCCGACAATGCAGTTCAAAAAACCTGATGGAACAAAGATTGATTATCCGCAGATAACGGGTGTTCCGGTTGTGTTTCCACAGTCGTATTCTCAGAACGCAACGATAGCGTTTCCGGTGAAATCCGGAGACGGTTGCTTGCTTATCATAGCGGAGCAATCAATCGACTATTGGATGTACGGTCAGAAAACAGATACTGACCTGAAGCACGACCTTACGAATGCAATCTGCATTCCCGGTCTGTTTCAGAAAGTGAATTCCTCCGTTAAGGAGGCCTGCAATAATAATGCAATCGTCATCAGGAACGGTTCATCGAAGGCGGTTATCAAAAACGGCTCCATAGAATTGCACGGTTCAGTAAGCATAACCGGAAACCTGAATGTAGGTGGAAAGATTTCGGCAAACGGAAATATTTCGTCCGGAGGAAAGATTTCGGCATCCACCGATGTAACCGCAGACGGAAAGAGCTTGAAATCGCATACTCACACCGACAGCGTTGGAGGAACCACCTCCGCACCGAACTGATTTCCTGCCAAATACAGAGGTTTTCAGAGAGGTTCAAAAGATACCCATAATTCCCCATAAAACTGCAAAGATACGATTCTGTGCCTTTTACGGGGATTTCACGGCACAATACGAAGGGAGGACACAAAGAAGTGTATGATTTAGCACTCAATGAACTGGGAGACCTTGCCATATCAAATATAGGCGATGTCTCGCTTACGGAAAGCATCAGACAAATCGTACTCATCCGGTTGAAATGGATACACGATGAGTGGAGGCTCGGACCTGAACTCGGTTTTCCGTATTTTGAAGATGTTCTTGTTAAGAATCCGAACCTCGAAACGGTTTGTGCCTTGATAAGAAATGAAATTATGCAAATCGAAGGCGTTACGGATGCCGAAGTCATAGACTACTCGTTTGACAAGCAGACGAGAAAAGCAACATTTCAGTTTCAGTTCGCCATCGAGGAGGAACTATTCAGAGAGGAGGTCACATTAAATGTCTGATTACGGATTGACTCCGAAAGGACCGAACATCAAGCGACTTGATACGATTCTTGATGAGATGCACTCGGACTTGACTCAAAAGCTGGGCGTAAATACGCAACAGAATCCGCAGTCGCTTCTTAACCACCTGCTTACGAACATAGCAGACAGACTTGCCGAGCTGTGGGAACTCGGCGAAGATGTGTATTTCTCTCAGTACCCGGCATCCGCAGAAGGCACAAGCCTTGACAATGCGGCACAGTTCGGAGGTATTACGAGAGAAACGGCAACGAAATCCTATTACCCCATCCACTGCACCGGAGTTGACGGAACGGTGCTTGCAGAAGGAACACAGATTGCTTCAAATACGAACCCGAAGACCTATCTTTCGATTACGGAAGAAAAGACGATTTCGAGAAGCTCGTTCAATGAAGCGATTATCCGTGTTGCATCTGCACGAATCGGAGATACCTACACGGTCATCCTTGACGGTTCGATTTATTCCTTTATTGCTTCGACCGCATCACAGATTGACATTCTGAACGGTATAGCAAATGCTATACTCAGTCCGAACTTTACGAAGACTGTTGACTCTGAAAATCTCACGATTACGATAAAATCGGTTGATGAAACGGTCAATCACACCCTTGTCCTTTCGGAGAACCTGACCACCGAAACGGTAACGACAATCATTACATTCGGAACGGTAGAACTTGGAGACATCCTCATCCCGAACGGCTCCATCACGGAGATTGTTCAGGCGGATGCAGGTCTTACGGCTGTTACGAATAAGTGTGAATATGTCGCAGGTCGTGATGCTGAAACGGACTCCGAACTCAGAAAGTCTTATGCAGATAAGATTTTCAGACGCTCCTCGTTTATGCTTGAAAGCATCCGAAGCGGAATTCTGAACAATGTTCAGGGTGTTGAGAGCGTTGCTGCGTATGAGAATACGACAGACTACGCAACAATGTATATCATCTGTACCGGGCAGGAGACTGCGAACAGTTGGTATTACTTCAAGTACAACGATTTGTATTTCCGTTTCATAATGCCTTCTGTTTCGCTTGATGACAGACTGATATTCGGTTCAGACCAAAAGGTTCTTACTTGGAAACACGGAGATACGGAAACTCCGGTAAATCTGACTGTTTCCTACTCAGCACCGGCAGAAAAGAAGTACACCTGTCTCGGAACTGAAACTCAGAACGCATTGTATTACTTCCTTCACGACGGTCTGTATTACATCTTTGCTATGCCTTCGGTAAATGCCGGCAATAAGCTGGAATTTGATGAAAGCAACAAGAAATTGTACAAAGCAGTCGGAGGAAGCAAGACGCAGATTACGCTTGATGCAGGGTTTACAACACCGAAAAGACTTGCGTACACCTGCACCGGAAGCGAAACGGCAAACGCTTTGTACTACTTCAATTTTGAAAGTGTTTTCTATTCGTTTACGATGCCTTCGGGCGTAGCAAGCGGAGATAAACTTGTATTCAATCAGGAGTTAAAAACCCTTACGAGAGAACACGGAGAAACGCAAACAAGCATAACGCTAACCGCATCATCCGAGGTTCCGAAGGGAGTTAAAACCCTTGAATACGAATGCGATGGAACGGAAGTAAGCGGCTCCTTGACATTCTTCTCTTACGAAAGCGTAAAATACGCATTCTCAATGCCGAATACGGCTGACGGAGATAAGCTCATATTCAACACATCAACGAAATCGCTGAAAAGAAAAAGAGGAACGACAGAAACATCCATAAGCAAAACCGCTTCTATGAATGCACCGAGCAAATCGGTGTATGATGTGGACGAGAATGTTGTTCCGGAAGCAGATTACTACTTTTCGCTTGACGGATTGTATTACCTGTTCACGATGCCTGCAACAGCCGCCGATGGAGATACCATATCTTTCAATCCATACGACAACAGAAAACTGATGCACACATCAGGAGAAACCAGTACGGAAGTAGGATATTCCTGCTCCTCTGCACAGCCGGGTAGCGGTACATCAATAACCGGAGATATGACATCCGAAGCAATCGGAGATAATATCACGGACGACCTCGAAGTTGTTCAACAGACATCGGGAACCTCGATTACGCTTGCTCAAACAGACAGAACTGCGAATAATATCACATCGTCTATGGTATCGACTCCTATGGAGATTTCAAACCTTACGGACAGAATTGCATCAGGTATTCCGCCGCACAGCATCGAAATCGTTGTTGAAGGAGGAGACCCGAATGAAATTGCAGAACAGATTCTGAAGAATAAAGCAGGAGGTATCACGACATACGGTTCTCAGTCGGTTGTTATTAAGACATCGTATGATGAAGAAATTACGGTCAACTTCAACAGACCGATTAAACTGTATGTTTGGTTCAAACTTCAGCTTACGCTTCGTAATAACGAAACGCTTCCGCAGAATTACGCAACGCTTTTGAAAAATGTCATCGTTGAAGAAATCGCTTCCCTCGATGCAGGTGATGATGTTGTTCCGCAGGAGTTTATGTCAGAACTGTATAATGCCTGTCCCGGAATAGCTTACATCGACATATCGCTTTACGGAACGCAGATTGAAAGTCAGACTCATCCTGTATCCTATCCGTCGAGAACTGTTGATGTAACAGACCGTCAAAGAGCGTACACGACGGCAGAAATGATTGAGGTGACGATACCGAATGGCTGATTATATCTATGAACTCGAAAAGGATTTGGTTGAACAGTTCAAAGATAAGCCGAATATATTGTCGCTCATGGAAACCGTAGGCAAGCAGTTAAACGACCTGTTTGCCTTTTATGAACAGTTGAGATACGAAAGAGATGTTGATAACTCCGAAGGAACTCAGCTTGACGGAATAGGAGATATTGTTTCTTTGTCAAGAACCGAAGCGGTTACGCTCGTCCGTGGAGGAACTCCCGGTTCTGCCGGTCTTGACGATGAGACATACAGACAACGGCTTTTGTTCAAGATATTGAAGAATACCTGCAACTGTACCTACGACGACATACGAAAGTCTCTCGCAATGTTCTGGAAGGGTTCGCCGCTCAGGTATTCAGAGGATGCAAACCACCCTGCGGCGGTCATTCTCGACTTTGATGCTTCGCCGGAAAATGAAGAAGAACAGTTCAATGTTCCGGTCATCAAGGCGGGCGGTGTCGGACTTATGATGCGAATGCAGAAGGACGACGATTTCACGATTTACTACGGTTTGGCACAGCACATAGTCAACTCCACCATAGCGGATTGTCTTGTTCCGGTACTCGACCCGTCAACATACCTGACGGATGAAGGAGACCTCATACTCGAAACCGAACTTGGTGCTTGGCTGAAAGAATGATAGGAGGATAGCCAGATGAAATTGCAATTAACAGATGGCGGCAAGGATTGCCTGCTTCACTGCCTTGAAGGTGAAGACCCACCTGTATTCTCGTCAATCAAATATGGCAACGGCTCCAACGCCGGTACGAGTGCGACTGCTTTGTCGAACTTAATGAAAACCATTGCGATTACGAGCATTACGAGAGCAACGGGAAGCGAATTCGTAAAGCTGACGGGAACATTCAGCAACGCTTCGATTCAGACCCGTTTCAGAGTAACTGAGACGGGAGTATTTATCGTTGACCCGGATGATAATACGAAGGAGATTATGTTCGCATACGGATATGTTGATGAGGAAGAAAGCATCCTCGTTCCTGCCGTTACGGACTACGCATTTGAAACAACCGATGCCGTAATGGTATATGTAGGTCAAACGCAGAATATCACAGCCATTATTTCTCAGTCTATGACGAATGTAACGAAGGCTGAATACGATGCCTTTGTTGCAAGAAGAGACAACCCGCACCAAGTAACGAAGGAGCAGGTAGGACTCGGAAATGTACCGAATGTAAACACAAACGGTCAGACACCGACCTTCGATGAATATGACCCGGATTTCAGCGAAAGTCTTGACACGCTTGAACTTCTTTCGGGAAGCAGTTTGAGTGGTCTTTTCAAGAGCTTGGCACAATCTGTTCACCTGTTCATTTCTCATTTGAGAAACACGAACAATCCGCACGGAATTACCGCAAACAGTATCAATGCTGCGGCTAAAACGCATAAGCATTCAGCCACAGACATCACATCAGGTATTCTTCCGATAGCAAGAGGAGGAACCGGATACTCGTCTCTTGCAGAGCTTCAGGCTGCATTGATAAGCGGAACGACAGACGGTATGTACAAGACAGGTTCTTATACCGGAACAGGAACATACGGTTCTACAAACAAGAATGTCATCACATACACTAAGAAACCGAAATTTGTACTTGTTCAGCCGGTTACTGGAACGAGCGGTACGGATGAAGGCTTCCTTTGTCTTGCTGATGTAACGACATTGTATTCAGGCGGTTTTAACGACGATGTAGCGAACCCTTCATCTGATTTGCATTTCACTTGGAGCGGTACGCAGGTTTCTTGGTACGGTCAAAATGCTACGAAACAGGCGAACAAGGCATCTACGATGTATCGCTACCTTGTCGTTTATTGATTTAAGAAGGAGGTCAGAATAAATGGCAACAAAGAAAATCACGCAACAGGATACTGCCGAAAGCGTAAAGGCTGCGGCGAGTTTTCTTATCACTCAGCTTGAAACTCCGACTGGCAGTCAGACAGAAGTTGAATCGCTCAGAAGAGCTTCTCTTGCGGCTGTTGTTGCGGCATTAAGAGCAAACGGCGTAAATACCGGATACCAGACGGTAGCCGCTTTGCAGGCTATGTTCCCCACGCTTGTTAAAACGGTTGAAAGCACAAGCTCCGGCATCAAAGTAACCTACTGGGATGACACATTCGAGAACATTGCTATTTCGAGTGGAGGTCTTGCTTTCGACGAGGTTACTTACGACCAACAGACAGGACTTCTCCACATCAAAAACAACGGAGAAGATGTAGTTGAACCTTGCTACATTGGAGGAGGAGGAGGAGGCGGAGGTGCTTCCGGCTCTACGATTACGATTACCAACAGAAACCCGTCCCGTAATTTCTCCGTAACAGAGTCTGCTGAAACGGTCAACATTATGTACTCCGCTACAAGTGTTGATACGCAGACATCTCAGCCAACAGGAAACCTTACCGCAATATGGACTGTAAACGGAAACAGAGTTTCTACGCAGACGATAAATCAGGGCAACGGTCAGTTCAATGTTAAGAGCTACCTTACGAACGGTTCGTCGAATACGGTTAAGTTGACTATCGAAGATACCTACGGTGGAACGAAGAGTATGACTTGGACCGTTACGGTAACATCGTACTCTTTGAGCTGGAATGTAGAAGAATTTGCAAATCACGGCTCGAACTCTCTCAACATCAGACTTGTTCCGAACGGTCAGGGAAACAAAACGGTTAAGGTGTCTGTTGACGGAACCGTAACCTTCAATCAGGTTGTTTCTACATCAGGAAGAGCGGTTGCGGTAACGATTCCTGCACAGACTCACGGAGCCCACACGATTTTGGCTTGGATTGAAGTCACGATTGACGGCTCTGTTGTATCTACCACCGCATTACGCCATGTCGGTATATGGACTGTTTCCGGAACCACAACGCCTATCGTTGCGTTCTTGAATACAGCAGTAACGGTTCCTCAGTACAACACCGTTTCGTTGAAGTACCGTGTTTATAACCCCGCATCTGAATCGGCAACGATTACGCTTGCGGCAACCGGAGAAACCACAAGAACAGCAACGGTTGGAAGAGATACGCAGGTTTGGGCGTACAGACCTACAACCACCGGAGCAAAGACTCTTTCGATTACCTGCGGAACGGTTGCTTCTGTATGTAATGTTACGGTATCGGCAACGCAGTATGACATCCATCCCGTAACCCGTGGACTGATTATGGATTTAGACCCGACAGGACATACCAACACGGAGTCCGGTGCAAATCAGTTCGGTTATAAGGACGGAAACAATGTAAATCATCCCTTGACATTCAGCTCGAATTTCGACTGGGTATCAGGTGGATTCCAACAGGACGGAGAAGGTGTAACCGCTCTCGTTATCAAGAGAGGAACCTATGTTGACTTCGACCGTTCTTTCTTCAACGACAACGCAAAGACTTCCGGAAAAGAAATCAAGGTTGTGTTCAAATCCAGCGAATGCAGGAATTACGATGCAACGATTCTTGATTGCCGAAATAACAGCATCGGATTGCACTTGCAGGCACAGCAAGGCACCGTTTCTTCCGCATTACAGTCCGCAAAGGTTCAGTATTGCGAAGATAAGAAAATCGAGATGGATTTGAATATCGAATCCACAGCAGAAGACCAGATTGCCTGCGTATGGCTCGAAGGCGTACCTTCAAGAGCCATTGCATACGAAGCATCGGATAACTGGCAACAGCCGACACCGATGAATATTCGTGTGGGTTCAAACGACTGTGATGTTTGGATTTACAGAATCAAGATGTATTCGACATCTCTCACCCGTTCTGAAGTCCTCGACAACTTCATCGCTGACTGCGGAAATGTTACCGAAATGGTGGCAAGATACGAGGGAAACGACATCTTCAATACGGATGGAAGTATCAATCAGACAAAGTTGGCTGCTGCAAGACCGGAGCTTCGTGTCATCCACATCACTGCGGACAGAATGACAACATCGAAGAGCGATAATGTCACCTGCTCCGTTACATTGAAGTACACGAACGGAGGAAACGATTACGAGTTTACGGCATCCGGTGTTACGATGAAGGCACAGGGTACTTCGTCTTTGGAGTACATCCTTGCAGCACTGAACCTTGACCTTGATTTCAAGAATGCAACCTCTTGGGTAAACGGTAACGATGTTCCTATCACGGGATACTCAATGACTCCGAACTCGATTGCAGTAAACTACTTCAACATCAAACTGAATGTTGCATCGTCCGAGAATGCGAATAACATCTGCTGTACGGACGATTACAACACCTATCGGCCGTATATCAACCCGGCAAGAGCGGCGAACCCGAAGGTTCGTGATGTTGTAGAAGGTCATCCTTGTGCGGTGTTCTTCACGAACAGCTCTGCATCCACAATCGAAGTCGGTGCAAGAAGCCTTGAACCCGGACAGACGATGCTTTACGGTTGCGGAGACATCTGCAACAGTAAGAAAAACTACGATGTTTTCGGTCAGAATACAACGACATACCCTCAACAGTGTTGTGTTGAAATCGGCAACAACAACAACTTGCAGTGCAGATTCAAGAGTGATGACCTTTCCGAAGAGACTTGGGACGGAGAGGGCAACTTTGAATTCAGATTCCCTAAGAATCCGACTCAGGCAAACAAAAATGCTTGGCAGGCTGTTCTCTCTTGGGTTGTTTCAACCGATACTGCACAGGCTACCGGAAACGCACTTCCGCAAGCAAAGACATACGGGGGTCAGACATACACGACCGATACGGCTGCGTACAGACTTGCAAAGTTCACATACGAGTTTGAAGATTACTTCTCGAAAGGCTCGATGCTGTATCACTATCTGTTCACAGAGCGTAACTGTATGGTTGATAACCGTGCAAAGAATACCTTTATGTCGTATGAATACGACACATCGAAGAGCGGATACCGTTGGAACATCTGCAAGAACTACGATGACGATACTATGGGCGGAAACGATAACTCCGGCGGATTGACCTTCACATACGGTCTTGAAGATACCGATATGGTTGGTGCGGCTTATGTATTCAACGCTCACGATTCGGTTCTTTGGGTAAACATCAAGACCTGCTTTGCAGATGACCTCGTAACGATGTTCAAGGACAGAGAGGCAGCAGGTGCTTGGCAGGCATCCCGTATTACAGCGAAATGGAAAAACCACCAATCCGCAAGACCTGAAGCACTTGTTGCCGAAGATATGTGGGGCAAGTATTTCACTCCGTTCATTACGAGAGGAGAAACTCGATACATCAAGATGATGCTCGGAACGAAGGAAGACCAATTCAGGCAGTTCCAGACCTATCAGGAAAAGTATATGTCTGCAAAATACGGTGGAAGCGTATCAACGGCAGACCGTATTTCCCTTCGTGCAAACGCTCCCGCCGGAGAACAGGCGGTTACTCCTGACGGTGACATCAACGCAATCGTTCCGTATGCTTCGACCTACATCACGGTTAAGTACGGTAATGCGGGAACGGTTAAGGTAAGAGCCACGAGGGGACAGTCTTATAACATCGAATGTCCTGCCGGTGCTTCGTTGAACGACCTTGAAACCTACATCTATTCGGCATCGAACATCTCGTCTTTCGGTTCATTGGCTGCATTGTACACGAAGTTTGCAGACATCTCTTCTGCTGTCAAGCTGAAGCAGTTGATTCTCGGCTCAGATGTAGCAGGATACCAGAACCCGTCTATCACATCAGAAAGCGGAGGCGTATCGTTCGGCTCCAACATTATGATGGAAAAGATTGACCTCCGTGGACTTCCGAATATGAATCAGGGCTTGGATTTGTCCGCTCTGAAAGCGTTGAAGGAAATCTACACGACAGGTTCGGGTATCACCGGCGTTACCTTTGCTCGAAGGGCTCCGGTTCAAAAGATTATCCTGAATGCTGTCAGACAGCTCATCTGCCGTGACCTCACATCTATTGACACCTTTACGGTTCCGTACACGAACCTTCAGACAGTTTGGATTGAGAACTGTCCGTTCATTGATGAAAAGGCACTCGTGACAGCCGCAACAGGTCTTACGAGAGGACGACTCATTGATGTGGACTGGACGGGAGACAAGGCAATGTCAACCGCCGCTCTGCTCAATAGACTTTCTACTCTTGCAGGTCTTGACGCAACGGGAGGAAACACGGACACATTTGTCCTCACCGGAGATGCTCATGTAACGATGATTTCCAGTGACGACTACACGAACCTCACCACGAAGTTCCCGGAACTCAACCTCACATATACCTCGCTTCTTCCGAGATATACAGTTACCTTCAAGAACTACAACGAGGTTACGCTGAACACGCAAAGAGTGGACCAAGGTTCTGCTCCTATCGACCCCAGACTCCTTCCTGTAAGTCCTATCCCGACACCTACGAAACCGAGTACAGCCGCAAAGACATACACCTTCGATGGTTGGTCTTGGACGAACGGTGGAACGGTGATTCCGGACCTGAGTGCGATTTCCATTACAGAAAACACCACGATTTACGCACACTTCGCAGAAGCAACAAGAACATACCGTGTACGATGGTACAACGATACCGAGTTGCTTGAAACACAGACAGTAAATTACGGTGCAACTGCTGTTTATACAGGAAGCACTCCAGTAAATGCTCTGGACGGAAACTACTCGACATACTACCTGTTTAAGGGTTGGGATAAGTCAACGGGAAATGTTGTCGCAGACATTGATGTGTTTGCACAGTATGACTCTTGCACTCCTCCTGCGGCAGGAACTCCGCTTAGTCAGATGAGACCTGTTCAGTTGAAGGCACTCATCAGGACGGGCGTACTTTCTCCGACGGGTGAGAACAACACATACATCTCATCCGGCGATACTGTCGATATGATTCTCGGAAACGATTTAAGTTTCGACAATGTAACCGCACACGAGCTTGTATCCCTCTCCGACCCGAAGACATTTGATGGTACGAATTACTTCAAGCCGCAGATAGGCGGAGAAGATATTAAGCTGTTTGATACGGATAAGACATTCACCCTCGTTGTTGACTACCAGTACACCGGAACTACATCAGGTAAGACAATCGTGGCAGGAGGTTTGCGTGTTTATTACAACTCCAACCCGATTGCTCAGTACGGACAGAGTTCAGGCACTCAAACGGTAGGTACAAGCACGAACCGTGAAATCGTTGTGTTTAGACACAGAGCCGGAGAGAACAAGCTGTATGTTTACGCATCGAAGAAAGCATACGATACGAACCCGCTCACTCCTGTTCTTGCCGCAAGTATTGATTACGATAACACAACGGCAGTAACAGACCCGCTCGTATTCGGTGCTACAATGGCAAGCGACGGTTTCGTTGGAGACTACGCTGCCGGTACGGTAAACTGGGCGAAGTTGTATTACGGAGACCTCGGTGCAGATGACTGTAAGAAACTTGCTGCATGGCCTCGTGAAACAATCACGATGCAGGCAGTTGCAAGCGGTGTTGACGAATCAAGTCACGCATATTTCCGTTCCTACAAATGCAAAGACGGAAACGAGTGGAAGTATTCCAACTGTTGCTTCCTGATGAAGAACCTTATGACGACAACGCATAAGCACAATCAGTCAAATACCAACGCAGTAGGTTGGGATGCAACCGGAATGAGAGACTGGCTCAATAACAGAGTATGGCTCGGAATTCCGCTACTTTGGCAGGAAATCATTCGTATTGCTCAGGTGAAATCCTCCGCAGGTAATCTGTCAACTGCATTGAACGACCCTCCGGCTGAGGATAAGCTGTGGTTGCCGTCCTGTAAGGATGTAGGGTTCAATACCGGAACGGTTCCGTACTCTCAGGAGTCGGATGCTACATTCACGATATTCACCAACGATGCAAGCCGTATCAAGAAGATGAACAACGGAACCGGTTCGGCTTCCGCCTGGTGGCTCCGTTCTCCGAATACCGCCAGCCCCTACGGCTTCTGGGG